CACTATGTTGTAATGACATTCAGGCCAGGCGTAACGCTGCGATGGGCATTCGCCAATGATTGCGGCGGAAGTTGGGTCAATGACCATGAAACACTTAGGGCATTGCTGAATGCTGACCTGATTTTTCGGTAACTTGCCCTCCAATGACCACTCGCGATCATCATCTGGTCGGCCATGCTTATAACAGTTGCCGACATGATCCAGAATAATGGCCTTGCTGCCATCGGCTTTGGGCCTAAGCGCGCGGCCTACTTGCTGTAAAAAGATAGTCAGGCTGGCAGTTGGGCGCATTAGGATCACCCCCGCACAGTCAGGTACATCAAACCCTTCGCCAATCAGATCGCAGCTGACCAGAACAGATATTTGCCCGTTTCGGAAATTTTCGATGATTTCATCGCGTTCATCGGTACGCATAGAGCCGCTTACGGCGCTGGAACGGAACCCAGCCCTGCTAAACTCCAAAGCAACGGCCTCACCGTGCGCCACTGAGATACAAAACACGATAACTGGCTTGCCATTGAATAAATCGCGGTAGTGATTAACGCAATCGCCAATGATTGGCTTTCTATTGCAGACCGCCTCCATTTCATCGCGGCGATAATCGCCTCCGCGTATTTTCATATTTTTCATCTGTAGCATTACAGCTGGGTCGATAGGTGGAGCCAGATAAACGAAATCCGACAGTGATCCCATCGCGATCAGCTCTTTAACCGTAGGTCCGCAGATCATCACATCGAAACAGTCTTTCAGGGGCTTGCCATCGAGGCGCGCCGGAGTAGCTGTAAGGCCAAGCAATTTAGTGTCTGGCCAAGCATCTGTTATTTTTTGATACCCAGCTGCCAGCTGGTGGTGCGCCTCATCTGTTATGAGAAGGTCCGGCCTATCAACATTCTCTATTCTTCTCACCAAAGTTTGTTGCATGGCGACTATCGTATTTGCGGTTACTTTTGATGAAGACCGGGTGCCGGTGTCTACGATGCTGGGACATAAGCCAAAGGTGGTCATGCGATCCGCAATCTGACGGACAATCTCTTTGCGATGGGCCATCGTTAAAGTTTTTGAATTCCGCGAGGCAGCTGCTCTGGCGACTTCCGATAGTATGACCGTTTTCCCGCCGCCGGTCGGGAGCTGAATCAAAACTCGATTTGCTCCCGCTGCGAACGCGGCTCTGGCTTGATCCACCAGAGTTTGTTGATAGGGGCGTAGTTTCATTTGGCGGCTGCGCGCCTGGCCCAGTCCTTGTGCTTTCGCTCATTGACTTGCTCCTCTCTGGACATTTTTTGTTCAGGCTCACCGATAATAATCGGCACAAAATCGACTGATCCGCCCGCGCTGAAAAAATCATCTATCTGCTTTTCTAGTTTCTGGCGGATCGCTTCTTTATCCTCGCGAAATTCATGCACAATGCTTTTTTCAATCATCATCATCGCTCTCGTAGATTTCGGCACCGCAGCACTCGGAAGCATCCTCGGACCAAGGCCGCTGCACTGGCGCTCCCCAACACTCCTCGGTATCAGTGCCAGTTATCGTAATGACCTCGCAGGGTTCCTCGCACTTGACGCATTTATTCATTGGCGGCCTCATCCCATTTCTCCTTATAAATTTCCAAAGCCTCGTCAGCCTCTGCTGCGCATACTCCCACTGACATACCTGTCGATTGACTAAGGAAAGCGTGGAAGAAAAGTAGCCATATTTCTTTATCGCTCATTGCACCACCGCCTGGCTCATTTCCTCTGCCACCTGTTCACGCAGCTGCAAGCAAACGCCCGCAATGTCTTCCAGTGAAATAGCTTCAAATTCAAAATCGCGCTTTTGCACCCCGGTAATATCGTTTTCGTAGTTAACGCTCGCTTCAGCAATGCCAATGATGGTGTTAACTTTTATCGTGATCGCCGGGATCGCGCCCTGCTTCATCTCCTTTTGGATCAAAACCTGACCGTAGTTGTCGTGATTGAAGATTTTGGCGAAATCGTGATTTTCGTTTTTTATTTCGTTTTCCATTATTCTTTCCGTATTAGTAGTTCTCGGCCGATAGCCTTTTCCCAAGACTTACATCGAGGGCAGTACCAGCCTTTGAATTTTTGTGTTTCACCGCGAAAAACCGTTTCACACCGTTTGCCGCAGCAATTTTTTATCTCTGGCCGCATTCATCGCATCCTTGGAGTTCTGGTAGGTGCCGATCAGACTGCTGCCCTTGAACGTCTGGTAGATAAAGCAGTTTTCTACCAATGCTTTGGTGACCGTGAAGCCACCGCAGTCTGATCGGAGATACCATTTTCCTTTCTGCTTAAACTTCAAATGGCCTCGCCGGTATCGGCATCAATGGTTGCAGCTTCCTGCTGGGGTTCCGGGCTTTCCGCACCATCTTCTGCCAGTTTCGCCAGGCGCGACTTGCGTTTGGCCGGTTCCTTCTTTTCGTCTACAGAAGCGTGATCGACTATCAATCCACCTTCTGGATTCAAAGAAACAACCCTATCCGAATAAATGCCATCATCAATGCTTATCGCCTGGCTCATTTCCGTAGATCGCGGGGCAGACTTCAACGCCCTTTTGATAACGGTTTTGCGAGCCATTTCGCCCCAAGAATTTTTCCACGCTGGAGAATTGCCGCTGGGCGCTGCTTTGCGGATCGTTTCGACTTGATCCACTGGCATAATTTCTCTCTGCTTGCCGCCATCCTTCAAAGTAATGACGCACCATGCGAAAAGTGCCGGACCCGGATCACCCAGCAGGTAGGGTTTGATTGTAAAAATGCTTTCGTCACCAAGAATCAGATCGTAATCGTCTTTGGTGTACACCACACCAGATTCGATGCTGACTATCTCCCCGGATCGGCGAGCGAGAGCTATCAGACCTTTATATCCAACCTGTAGCGTCACTTTCCCTTTGAAAGGAATCATGTACGCCTCGCCCAAAAATGACTCTGGCATCAGGCCAAGGCCCGCGCATGACATTATGCTGCTCATCAAAGTTGTTCTGTCGCATTTGACCAGTTCGGGATTCTGCGAGACTACCGTCATAGCGGTACGAATGAATTTCTCTGCGCTAACGTGTTTCGGCAACGCTTTGGATACTTGTTCTACCATTTTTGGTGTATTTAAAGCCTGTTTTAAGACTTGCAACTGTGATTCAGCCATTGTGAGTTATTCCTTTTTTTGGAGTTATGCGGAGTTCACGGCGTGGTGGATTCCAGCGTTCGTTGACCTTCGCGGATATTGTGCCATTGTTGCATTTTGCCCGGATCGCCGGTCCAAGCCGGTCCAGTATCGCGGCTCGCAGATGCCCTTTCATCTCTTTCGCCGCCTTTTCTCTGTCGGCAGCCAGCCGATAATTAATCATTCCCTGCTCAAAAAATACGTCGCCATGAACGTGCAGCTCTAGTCCGGCATCGACATTGGTCATTACGCGAAACATGATTGCCAAGTCATTGTCGTAATCTGGCGCGGGTGCATTTTGTTTTTCTATCGAATCCCAAAATTCAGCGACTAACTTGATAATCAGTCCTTGTACTTCCGGATCGGCCTCCATTCGGTTTTCAATTACCTGTTTATTGCCAACAAGTGCAAACAAGTATCCGTAGGGCTTGCCAGTTATCAAAAGCTGAGTTTGAAGCTGTAAAGCATAGATGAGCGGCGGATCGTACTCGCCCGTTACCTCAGTTTCCTCCCACTTGTCAGCAAACGCCGGGTAATCCAGTATTTTCAGCTCGGCAGGAACCCAGCCATCGTCCTCGGTTTGAATTTCATAGTCCAAAGAAGCACCCAATCGCAGTTTTTCATCACCATGTATAAGATAGCGATGAGTTTTGCGGAGGGTATAGTCGGTAGTTTTGCGTATTACATCAGCAAATCCGGCCTCCATGCAGTCTCCGACTATAACTGGCAGCACATCATCAAGATTTTCGGGGTCGATTAGCCCAGATTTTTCATGCCATAGTTGAAAGTAAGTGTTATATCCATGCCCGAACAGGCAGGGAACCTCGGATGCGCCTAAGTAATTCCGCCTATTTGCCAGCCAGGCGGCGCGATCATCGAAATATTTTGTTATTGGTTTAAGCATCTTTTCTCCAATGCAAATTCAGCTTAAAGCCTGTCACCTCAGTAAACCGATTTAAAAGTTTATTGAGTACATAAGGCTCGATATTTTGAGACTGTCTGTTAATTTCTTGTAGAAAACGGGTCAACTCCTGTCCATTTTTGCTATCTGCAAAACGATCAAGGCATTGATTTAGGTCATTTGAATCCATTTCAGCTCCTTATTTTGGGTGGAAATTTGATCATATCTAAGAAGTCTATTAATTGTCTACTGAATTTAGATCGCTAACGAGCGGACAGGCTACTGACGATAGCTCCGCACGATCCACATGTATGAAAACACTACATGTTAAACGTACAGTTGACAGAAAGTAGACTAAAAGAGTAAATTCGGGCGTTCATAACCCGGAGCTGAATTATGAACACTACAAAAACGACCCGCATCCGAGCCACTGATGACTTGAAGCGAGAGTTTGCGCGCCGCCTAATGGAGCGCCTGGCGGACGCTGACATGAATCAGTCCGATTTAGCTCGTCGCGTTAAGATAAGTAAGGACGCGGTAAGCACTTATGCGCGAGGTCGTTCTATACCCTCCCCAGATACCTTGCTAAAGATCAGCAAGGTGCTTGATATTGACCCTCAAGAGCTTTTACCCAAGCGATTTGACACGGCCACGTTGCAAGCACCCTTTCAGCTCACAATGCTTGACGATGGCAGAGTAAGCATGTCAGTACAGGCAACGATGAGTTTTGAAACGGCCTCTAAAGTTATGGAGCTGTTGCGCCGTGAAAAAATTACTTCTGCAAGCTGAAGCGGCGCAACTGCTAAGGTGCAGTGTTTCAACAATTAAACGTATGCGGAGCCAAGGAAAGCTCCCGTACCTGCCCGGCCGACCAGTGCGGATTCGGGAAGAAGACTTAGAAAAATACATGGAGCTGAATCTATGGCAAGACCAATCGAACCCCCTCGACTCACCAAAGGCAAAACAGGCTATTACTACGTCAATTACCATGACGGACAGCGCAGCCGCCGAGAAACGCTGGCGACAAAAGACATTGAGGAAGCGAAAAGTAGGTTTAGCTACTGGCTTGTCGCTGCCAGCACCCCAGATCAGCAGCACAAAGTAACCGATCTTGCCGATTTATACGAAAAAGAGCATTTGGATGGATGCGCCGACCCGGCTCGCCAGATACAAAGGCTTAATTTTGTGCGCCAGCATTTTGGCGAACTATCACCAGATGAAATCACGCCACAGGTAGTAGCCTTTTATAGCAAGCGTAGGCCGGTCAAGGCTGCGACAATTCGCGGTGAATTGGCAATACTGAAAGCTGCGCTGAATCATAATGTCAAAGCTGGACGCATATCCGGTTTTCCCCACATCAAATTACCTGACAAAGGCGCGCCGAGGGACCGATGGCTCAGTGCCGATGAAATTGCTCGCCTGGCAGACTCACTAGCAAACTCCCGCGCCGGAAAACGGTTATCACGGCCGGAAAGATTCACTCATATTGCTTTGGAGGCCGCAGCTCGCAAGCGGAGTATTGAAACACTGCCTTGGGAACGAGTGGACCTCAAGCAAGGCACAATAGATTTTCGCGATCCTGAAAAAATTCAGACGAAAAAAAGGCAAGCCATCGTCCCAATCAGTGATCGCTTGCTCCCGATTTTAGTCAGAGCGCATGAAGAACGCACCAGCCGCTGGGTTTTGGACAGCACTGGAAGTATAAGGAAAAGTTTTGAAACGAGTCTGGTAAAGGCAGGGTTGCCTGATGTAACGCCGCACGTTTTACGCCATACCGCAGCAACACATATGGCGCGTAACGGAGTGCCGCTTTGGCACATAGCCGGTATTTTAGGAAATTCAGTGCAAATGGTCGAACAGACCTATGCGCATCACTGCCCAGAGGGGCTTAGGAAAGCAATAAATTATGTACGCACTTAATAAGACTTATAAACGCAGCATTCAAGCTAATGAAATGTGCGCCGATCCTACAATACAAAAATTTTTGAAATACTGGGAGTATTTTGCACCTGTCAGCACAGAACACATGTATGAAATGCTTGATTTCATTCTGGGCGCATTTGATAACTTGCCCGCATGTATAACAAATTCAAAAGAGGCCGCGCCATTTGTCGAGCGCATATACAACGAAAAATTGAAGTCTATGCACAGAAGCGACAATGAAATGCTGAAATGGCATCTTGGCAGTCCGAATACTGTTGCGCAGGATAGCGTTTACTATTTTGATTACAACTGGACCTGTCTTGAAAGCTGGAAGTTATTCGCTCACCATTTAGATGCGACCTACCATGATATTACTAATAACATGGATTTGGTTTGCCTTGCAGATCAGTCGTAATTTGCGTTCTATTTGCGCTTTAAAGCCCCATTTGCGCTTTATATGCGTCTACTTTGGTCTACTGTGAACTATAGACAATACCCCGAAAGGCCCGCATCATGCGGGTTTCATCGTTTTTGGGCCTGTAGACGTTTTCGCGCGAGGGCATTCATAATGCTGGGGTCGATGGTTCAAGTCCATCCGTAGCCACCATTTATACCCAGTAACTACGCCGTTTTCCGGCCTTTCGTCTACATTCTGTAGAAACTCGACTGACCTGATATGCGTTCTATTTGCGCTTTATTGTGAGAATAAGCCCGCAATCCGATCCAATAGCGTTTCAGGCTCACCGGCTCGCCTGGCGGAGTTACGCTCACTCAATCCTGATTCCCACTCCTTCAGCGATTCTAGTTCCTTCATTTTCCGGAACCAAACTGATCTTTTTGTGCGGTCCTCTATGTACTCACCTTTCGGACCTAGCATCATGCTTTCGGGAGCAGCGGGATTTCTTGCGCCACGATCATAATCCCTGCCGTAAAAATGGCGAGGCGATCCTGTTCGCGGGTGTAGTATCTCTAGCAAACGCTCCTGCGCATCGCCTAACGGCATTGTATTGCCCCTTCGATACTCCCAATCTCGGTGCATCTCTACTGCCGAACCCCAGTCTGCATCGGTTTGAGCGGACATAGCATCGAACTTCCTATTTGAGCCTTCGTTGTTGCCATCTTCGCCCATTTGATGCCTATACTCATGCGCCCACGTTCTTGGCTGGGCTTCATCGTTAATGGCGTTAACAGTGCCGCGCTCCAACGGAACCTCCGTCTTTCCTCCCTCATCATTCTTGTATCGGTATCGCCTCTGCTCTCTAGCTAATGCCTCATCACTAATATCAGGAGGTACATTAAACCCACCAGTATCTAGGCGGCCCGGTCCTTTCCAGCCATGATAGCGAGCTATAGAAGGATCAAGAGGCGCGGCGTAGTCATAATAAGGTGCCAGCTCCGTCTGAAATTCCATGTCGCCCAGCTGCTCAGACATGGCTCTGAGTTCCTCCGGGGATCGACCGCCGTAAATTCTTGAAAAAATATCATCTGCCATTATTTATTTCCTTTCTTCTCTTTCTGGTCTTTCTGGTCTTTCTGGTCTTTTTCTTTGGTTTGCGCGCTTTTCAGCCGCTTCTTCCCGCTGCCGCAGGTATTCATCGTAAGGTGATTCATCGTCAGGAGCGCCCTTGTCGCCAGCCATAAAGGTTGCAAAAGCCTCAGCAGCCTGTGGGCCAGAGCCTTTGGACAGTGTTATCCAGGCGAGAGGACCGGTGGCCGCAGCGGCATTCGTTACAAACGGCAGTCCGATACCCGCAGTGAGCTGATAACCTGCTTTCCATGCTTTCCACTCTGCCGTGTTGGTGTCAGAATCATCGGTGATGCCTTTCATAATGTCTTGCAGATGACCCAAATAGTACGAGGGTACGGCACCAATGGCAGTTTCATGCAGACTACGGTTGTATTTAAAGCTACTTTCCGCCTGATACACCGGATCAGTCATACCAAAGAAGCCAGCAACAGACAGTCCATCTAGAAGCGCCCTAAAGGGATCGTCTGTCCAGCGGTTAATAGTGCGTTGCGCCCGCGTGTTGCCATCCTCGTCTTCACCAAATGGGTCTTTCCAAACGTCCCTAGCAAGCCGCATCGCCATTTGTCCGGCGATCAACAGCGCCACAACCGACATTATATTCATAGTGTAGGCCGCTGACTCGTCCCATTTTGCTTCCCCCGCTTTTAGCTTTTTGGTTCCTGTTATGGCTTTTTTCCCCTGCGCTATGATGACATTGCGCTGGAAAGTAGATGAAAAAGACATGAGCGAGGTCAACAATCGGCCTAGCGGAGAGAAAGCTATAGCAGGGCGATCCACCGCTCGCGGGTTCTGAATTGATTGATCTACGAAACGATTCATCGCCGTTATGTAATAGTCAACCAAAGGGGCTTCATCTGGATTCTCTAGCTGCCCTTTTCGCGGAGAATCAACGAGCTTCAACACCCACTCGGCAAATTTTTCTTGGTCCTTTGCCAAAATTCCCAATTCACCTAGCGCATCCTTTGCTGAAACTTTTTCTCGATCACTCCCGTTTAGCAGTCGGCCCGCCTCGGTTCTGAGAGCTTTATGGGCTATTGTCGAAACGCCTCGGCGTGATGCTTGTGTGTAGCCAAACACACCGATAGCGCGGAAAATATTACTCATAAACGCTTGCATTTGCTGGGAGTCACTTCCGTTCATCATCATTTTATTGTGCATGATGTTGTCCGAAATTATGTCTCCGGTGAGTCCGATAAACTCCGCCATCTCACGCCTGGCGCGCGCGGAATCTGTCGCGTTCAGCAAATCCTTCATGGTTTCGCCCATTGCGCGGACACTATCTTTCACATCTCCGGATCGAAAACCGGCAACTATCGGTTCAGGTATGGAAACAAACAGCGTGTTAACAAGCATGGCAGCATTGCCTAAATGGAACATCCAGTTGGCTGTGTTTCCTTCTTCAGCAACTACTGGCTTATATGCCCCGGCAGCAATTTTGACCGCTCTATTAACCAATTTTAAGTCATCATCCTTGATACCCCGCGAATAAAGTTCGTCTTGGTGGTCAAATAAAATGTCATTCTTTGGACCAAAGCGTTTAGCCCAAGCGATCCTGCGGGAAGTAGATTGCAAGTAGCCATGTATAGCCACATCAACATCAGTGATGTAGTAGTCAGCGAGCAGTATTTCGGCAGACGCAGGAAGGGTTCTTGCTTTAGCAAAAGTCTGTGGCGGTCCTGACTTTTCTGCTGCAAAAAACTCGCTAACCGTTTGTTCGTACAGCCACTCCTCCGCCATTTGTCGAGGATCGCGCGCACTCCACTGAGCAAGCTCCTGTTTCAGCTCGTCTACCTTCGCATCATTACCCTCATTTTCTCGTATCTGCGTTCGCAGCTTGAATGTCTCGCTACGCCTTTGGTCTTCGTAAACTATTGTTGCTGCGGCAAGAAATCCTTCACGGTCATTTTCTACTTTTTCAGAATCGAGAATCCTTGGCAAATAGCCTTGGGTCATTACATAGCCCATGCCAATATGAGCATCATTAGCGGCATTATACTGGTCATCCATCAGCTTCCGTATGGCCTGACCGGCCTTTGCTACATTGTTATCGCCAGTCTTAACTCGGTTTTCAAAATCTTCCAACGAGGCGGATAGAACCCCATGTCTGCGCCGCGAGTTAGCTAAGTGTGCCTTCGCTGCTGCCAGATTCTTAACGTCTTTTTTGGTAGGCTTTTTCGGCCAGTTTTCTTCGATTTCATCCAAAATCAATTTGGCCTCATCGAGCATTTTGCGGGCTTCCACGACTTGAGACTCATAAGGCCGGGTCAAGATTTCTCGCAAATCAGCCATCTGCTCGTCATTATCAACATCAATCTTATAGCCTCTGAATATATTCCCCAGCTTATTCATTTGTTGCTTGAATGTAATATCAATGTCTTCTTCTAGCGTTCTCGGCTGGTCGCCTCCTGCACCCGGATCGGTAGCAATTTTCCGTAGCACTTTGCGTAACTCAGCTTGCAGCGGCCGATTGCCCTCATACTTGGCTATTAACCCCAGCAGCGTCCCTCTGGCAGTTGAAAGTGTAGTCCCAGATACCCACTCGTTTAGATACTTAACAGATGCAACCTGCCGGGCATCGGCTGCCAGCTCTTTAATCTGTGTTCGCTTGTTATATAGCCTACGCAACCCAGACAGATCGTTCATTGTGGCGTTCCAAGCCTTCTTCATGCCAGACTCGCTGGAACGATCATTTACCGCCTCGTTTATTTCCGCGTCTAGCCGGGAAAAAGGAGCAGGTAACTTAACATCTCGTTGTTGGGGAGTGCCAAATACGCGGTGATCGCCCAGCGCCACAAACAAATCATCAAACGCTTGGTCAATCCGGTTCCTATCCACTTCTGATGGATAAATCAGCTGCATCAGCTGGTCAGAGTTGTTGTCGTAGTAGTCTTCTGATCCGGACATAAACTCGGACCCTTGCGCCTGGCCTATCTTACGGCCAATGTAAGATTCAAATGCGCGCGCAAATAGCTCCGTTGGGATTCCAAAATAAGTACCCTGTTCGCCACTGGTCAAAACGTCTGCGTAGTTTGATGATTGGGCAAACTCAGAAATCATATCCGCTAACAGTTCTTTCGCGTCTTTATTGAGCGTTTTCTTTTCTTGATCGCTATCCGCAATTCGTTTTTCTAGCAGAGATTTTCTGGCTCGCAGGGTATCAACCTCGGCCTGATACTCATCCCGCGTTTTCTTCCACTTTTCAATGTTGGAAGTGTGGGTATCTATTGCGCTAACAGTATTCTCGTAGTTTTTAGAACCGCGCCGTTGGCGACCCAGCTTATCTAGCGCAGATCGCAGAAGACCCTCTGCTCTGGTGATTTTTTCGTTCTCTTGATCCCGCCATCCGATCCGGGTTTCCAGCTTTTTGCTGACCTTTTTGACCTCTTTGTTGTCGGCCTCTAGCTGAGAGGTAAGATTACGCGCGCGGCCTTTAAGCTCCAGATACGGCTCTGGGTCTTTGTTGAAAAACAATGCTCGCGTAATGTTTCGCACCGCTTCATCAATTTTATAGCCGACTTCCCGGCGAGGTGTAAGCCCTTGTCGGCTCTGACCAGTAGCGCCAATATTATGAGCAGGGTTCTCTGATCCGCCTCGATGCGTTAATGCCTTTACGTTGAACTTATAGCTGCCATCCGGCTGTCGCACCATCGCGTTATACATCTGCAAGTACAGATCGAGTGCATGACCCCACTCATGGGCGAATGAATCTGCGCGCCTGGCGAGAGACAGTGTGCTGCTCTCAAAACCAGAACGATAATTCCACTGGAACATACCTCTGGTGTCTTTATTACCCAGAGTATTCACCAGAGACAGAATCAGATTGCCTTCAAAGCCTACCGCTGTATCGCGCATACCGACTATGGCAGCCATGTTTCGTAGGTTTTCATAAGCATCCAGCAGGGCATCCATCGCTTCTCGCGGGTTAGCCTTCGCGCCAATATGAACAGACTTAAATCCATACCGGTTCGCCACCATCATTTTGGCTTTCTTTAGCTGCTCCTCGATGCTCATGGTTGCAAGCAGCGCAACCTCGCGATCATCACCATTACTCAGGTGCCAGAACATAGACTCGTAAGGAGATGATGTAACCTTCTTACGCTTAGGAGCTAGGTCTGGAATTTTGTTTTTATCGCGTTTCTTTTTACGGGCTTTAATCTTTCGCCTGGCGACTCGCTTCACGCCATCACTGCCGCCACTTGCGCCCCGGCCACTTTCCGGGCCTGTTGGTTCTTTGCCTGTCTTTGCTCCGACAGCAGAGTCATTCAAGCTACTGGGCAGGTTATCAGTCAGATCAGCATCATCGTTATCTGTGTCCTGCTGATCCGTATCCTGATCGCTGTTAGACTGTCGATCAACCACAAGATCATAAATATCGGAGCTTGCATTAGCGCCATCATCCCACCGGCCGGCCATCCCAATAGCAGCTTCGTAGATGTCTCGCGCAGGAACCCCTGCTGCTAACGCGGCATCAATGGCACCGGTAGACTGCGGGAAGTGCCAGTGCAGGTTCTGTGCATCGGTGGCATCGAGGTAGTTGTTGGCCATGAAGAAGGCGTATGAAAATCCTTCTGGGAACTTAGACCGGGCTTGCTTTGCCTTGCGATTCTTTCCGCCAGGCGTATTAGCCGTTCCTTTGTCTGATCCGCCAAGGTTCGCTGTCGGCAGATCGGTACGGAAATTACCCCAAAGACTGGTTGGTTTATTGAAATCATCACCGTAGTGGTAGTGAGAGTAGTTCAGTGCGGGCTTACCAAGGCCGGTCACGCTCCACGCTTCTTGATCCGGGTTGCGTGGAGTTGGACCCATAGACTGACCGATCCGCGATCCGCGAGGGTTTTCGATGAACCATACCGCAGGGCGGGTTTTTTCTATTATATCTAACGTATCAAATACCAGCTGCTTCGCCGCCTCTGTTCGCCCATCAGCATCAGCAGCGGGGAAACTACGGGCATTAGATGAGCTGGATAAAACAGTACACGGTGGGAAAGCGAATACCCCGTAAACATGATCTTCGTTTTCAAGTTTGCCATACAACACATCAACGTCAATGTCTGATATGTCCACTCCGTTTTTAGCGTCCCAAGCATAGACGGTAAAGCCAGCTTCAATCCAAGGCTCACGCGCTACCCCTGATTCCTCAAACAGGAAGATAACCGATTTTTTCTTGTTTAATTCGCCATCAATTCCGCTCTCATCCAGAATCTGGTTTTTCGCATGGCTTTTCCAGCCTTCGACAATCTCAGTTGCCTCGTCATAACTCACAACGTCTACTTTGTTTCTTTTGTGCATCGTCAGAGTTACCTGATCGTTGCTGAACAGCTCTACCTCCCAGTTAGTTGTTTTCCGATACTCGACAGGAATATTCTCATCTTGGAACTCCTCATACATCGTACCTTTGGGCTGCTCTTGAAACTCAAACTTATTATTGTCATCTCTAGGTCCGAAACGCTTCCAGTAGGTTTCATCGTGATCCCGACCTTCTTCGCGGGCAACGTACTCTGGTATCTCAAGAAGAAAATCATTCATCTTCTCGTAAAACCCTTCTGCATCACCGTAATACTCAAACAGATAAGCGGCATCAGATCGGTCTATCGAAACCTCTATCCAACCATATTCCAGTCCGTCTAGCGAATACTCAAAATTCCACAAGACTTCCGCTAATCGCTCCTCGATGAGGGTTCCTCTCAGCTTCTCAGCTTCCTTATTAGCCTCCTTTAGATTGGCGCGCGCCTGGCGATGAGCTTCTGGATTTTCTATAGAGGCCGGAAGCTCTTGTTCCTGCCCGGAGCTTTCACCTTCTTCTTTATCGGCAGGGTTTTTACTTGTCCCTTCTGCTTCTCCCTCAACGCTTTCAGGTTCTTGTCCTCGTACTTCATCTAAATACTCCTCCAGCTTTTTCCTGCTAATAGCTTTACCGTCCAGCAGGAACCGGGTCCGCTTGGCCCCCTTTTCAGTAACGCTAGACTCTGCCTGAATATCACTGCCCAGATACTCTACTACCGGGCTGCTTCCTGTTTTTCCATCTGTTTTCTCACGATCTTGTGTCGCCTTCTTTACCAGCTGGTCTAACACCTTTTTAACCGGCAAATCAGAAGGCAGCTCAGACTGCTCTACTGGGTCTGCTTCGGCTTCGGTTTCGGTTTCGGTTGTCACAGGCTGGGTTTCCGCCCATCCAGCATACATTCTCAGCAAAGGTTTCCCGGCCAGCTTGTAGTAAGTGCCGTCCTCAGTTGGGACGTATAGTGCTGTGCCGGTGTAGTAAGACTGAACAGGACGGCCGTTGACCTTGTTCATGTAGTTTCCCGCATCAAGGACATTCAAGTCGAGCATAGAGCCAGCCTGATATAGCCAGTCACTAATGCTGGGATGGTCCAGCGCTTCTTGGGCATTTTTCGCCAGATCAGCTATCGTCCAAGTGTGCCTTGGGTCTTTGCGCAGCTCCGCCAGGCGAGCGGTCGCAAAATCCTTAGCTACCGCCTCGACTTCGGCCTGTTTGTCTTTGGGGATTTTCTTTTCGTGATTTTCTTCAGCATAGTGTACATCGAGGTTTGGAGACTTCAACTCGATCGCCAGCTCGTTTATATGGTCGCCAAAATTTTCGATCGGTTGGCCGTCAACAAAGTACCGCTGAAACGTGCCGCGATCCTCTATAACGTGCCGGGCCTCATACTCTCGGCCATCGATGGTGGCAGTCTTTTCCTCGAAACCCTCATGGAATTCTTCTAACTGCTTTACCGGGTCTACTTCGGTTTCGGTTTCGGTCCGCCCTTCGGTATCGCTTGCTGGTGTTCCTTCAACAGGTAATCGTTGTCCAGTCGCTGCAACAGGTCCGCCGCTTTCTTCGCCATCGCCGGGTCTTTGTTCTGTTGGGCTGACTTCGCCATTGACTCCTGCATCCGGCGCAGGACTCTCAGCTCCGCCAGTGTTATCTTGCGCTTCCGGTTTTTCTTGGATTTCTTGCCCTTGCGCCCGTTGCCGACCTTCACTTAGAACCCCCTTGGGATCACCTGTTTCATTGAACATATCAATGGCTTGCCCAGACGATATTGCCGCCTCGGCGTAAAACTTGAGCGCATCTGCTATCGACTTGCGGCCAGCAGCGCGACTTAAATCATCATTATAAAATGCCCGAATTAGCTCATCGACTATTGGGTCTTTATCCCCGAAAAGCCCATCCTGATCTATAAACTCTTGAACCGAACGGCCATTGCTCCTGATCTGGCTAACCGTTTCTACCGCCTCAACGAGTTTTGCTGATATATCCCACTCTGCATCAACCCGGCCAGCAGCTGTATCCTCTCTGATCTGAGCAAACTGAGGTGCCACATCGAGCATCGCGCCAGTAATAGACTTCACGTTATTGTCTGTGCTTTCCAGCATCCTAGATAACGTAGCGTTCGATGTGCGGTTATCTTTGTCCCCGTAGGCCACGGCCAGAACCGCCGCTTGAATACGATTAACGCCAGGCGCAGACAGTGTGCCATCGTCCTGCATGAATTCAGCCCGTTCTGCGGGATTCATGTTTTGCAGGAAGCGGCCTATAAACTCTCGGTTATTAACTCCGGTTATGTCTTCTGGCTGGAGCAGAGATAAGGTGGCTGTGTCGATCCGGGCGGCATCTGTATTAGCTTGCTCTGTGGCGGAGAACGACCCAGTGGCAGATTCATTGGCCTCGATGGCGAACGCTTGGCGATCCTCCGGGGTCATTTCGGTATCTCGCACCCGAACCAATACAGGCTGATCGAAATCATCAACCTCCTGCTCAGTGGTTTCGCTCAACCATGTCCTGTATCCGTCCGCACCGTCCGCCTCATAGGCTCCACGGATTGCCGCGACTCTGCCATTGCCTGACTCAACCATGCCATCAGGGCCGACTATAGGCGCTCCACGGTCAGCCTCTGGAGAAGCACCCAGCCGGGCCGGGTCAAGATTGTTTTGAATGTCGTTAATCTGCGCAGTGGATGCCGCGCGATTGCCTCTGTCGCGGGGCTGGAGCGCAGGATCGTAGTCTTCCTGATCGCTGGTAGTTAGTGAGGAAGCCTCGACAATACGCCATTGAGTATCAACCTCACGGCCTTTAGCTGTGGATACCTTGGACCTGTCGGAACCTGAAACTGTGGCGGGAACGCCGGAAATAGGTTGAACCGCCTGTTCCCCAGAAGGAGAGACAGGCGGCTCGTTTTGGCCCTCCGATTGAAACGGAGCTGAACCCATTGGAGGCGGAGGACCAGAAGGCCCATTATCGCCGTTTACATCAGGAGTTACAACGCCTGTATCTGGGCCTTCAAGCAAGAAATCATCATCACCGGGCTGCCCGACTGGGACCATTTGTTGGTCACTGGGAACAGACGATTCTGGAGCTGATTCTGGAGCTGATTCAGGAAATAGGTCACTTACCTTGAGCTGATTTTTTTCCCAGTCTACCTTGTTTGACGCATAACCGATTCCAGACTCTACCGCGCCTGGCACTACCTCTCCAAATCCTTCTGCAACAATGCTGAACGGATCATACTCATCGCCAGCCAGAGCTTGAGCAGTTGCCTCACCAGCACTGCCAGATGCGCCCTGCACAGCAATCTCTGCGCTGCCGCCAGCTAACTTTCCTAAAGTCGATGCGTCAGCCACATCGTCCACTTTGCTGGCTACTCTTGTCACTGGATCGGCCAGATTGCCAGCAATTCCTGCCGAAAACATACCGAATAAACCAATACCAATGCCACGCTTTAGCGCCCGTTCCTTCGCTTTCTCCATAAAGCTACGATCAGAGAACGCCAAGCGTATACTGCGAGGGTCAGTCATATCGTAGCCGGATTCCGCCATTTCCTCCGCTATGACTAAATAATATTCCGTTGCTCCTTCCGCAGCACCAGCACCAGCAGCACCGCCCAATGCCGCGCCAATGGGCGAACCTGTTATAAGCCCTCCTCCTGCGCGACCAATCGCACTTGCCGCTACCCCGCCAAGGGATGGGGCCAAAGATTCCATTGTTAAATCCCACAAAGCACCGGGGCTTGTGGCGAATCCTGCGGCTGTTTCAAGCAGTCCTGCATGTGGACCAAGTTTTCTTTGCAGTTGATATAAATCCTCAGACTGACCTAACGCGTTCAAATCCTTTGTATTCTCTGCGATGCCTTCTATGTCGCCAGTAGCAATATCAAGCGCCTGTTCTGCACGATTCCACCCGCGTTGAAGCGGTTTGCCAGTGCTTTCATACAGTGCGCTCGCCAGGCGATCATACAGACCGGGCTGTTCTGGCTCTGCTGGTACAGGCACAGGTGATGGCACAGTAGGTGCGCTTGCAATCTTCTGATCCGGAATCTCAACTCTAGGTGGTTCAGGAACTGGATCGGCAATGCGCTCATCGGGAAGATCAATTACAGGCGCTGCTTCGGGCTGATAGCCCATACGGCGATCATATTCACCGCGATCCATATCGGAGTAATGATTATTGTAAAAACCATCGGCTAGTTCTTTATCCGAAAGATCGCTGTACTCTGGATATTTCTCTCTAAGCGCCTGTAAGCTCATTATTTTTTACTCTATTATCTTATTCCAGCGGGGTCACGGTTTGGTCGCGTTGTTCGCGTTGTTGGTGGTGGCGTTGCTGTTAAGTCGGACGGTATCCTTGTCGCTGATGGTAGTGTGTCCGAGATAATCCCCTTTTTCCACGGCTGAATCTTCCATCTTCTCGCAAGCTCTGCCAGAACTTTTGATGAATCACCGCCGTATTCCGGTTTAGCGTAAAGGTCCATTGCGTCCGTAAATACCCCAGTATACCCCTCGTCACCGGGCCTTACGCCTAAACTCCCTTCAATTAATTCAGTTATCCTAAGTACCTCTTGAGCATCAATATCTATGCCCAATTTCCGTTTCGCATGTGTTGCTGCGGCTGCTGATCCATGTTCAAGACCGTCACTTGTGAACAGCGAGTAATTACCAAATTCATCCATATCAAGTATATCCGCAAGCTCTGCATTCAATGCCGAGTTTTTTCCGCCCCTGCTTGTTAGGTCACCAAACACACTACCAAGCATGTCATATTTATTGTTAAGTTTTGCAAGGTCTTGATCTAACGTGCCATTCAAGTTTGCGAGGTCTATATCATGTCCGGCTTCTCTGTCTGACAATTGGCCTTTGTGGCCATATTCTGCACCCAAGTAATCCAACTTAATATCACCCTCAAAACTTGCAAGGTCTTTTTTGTTATTGAGATCGTCAGTGCCTTCCGCTTTTCTTCGATAGTAACTTGCGTTTCTAGGCATTAATTCAATCATCTGCTCTGTGGTGAATATACTAGCTAGATCATTCTCTGAGACATAGTTGGACCACAATTCTGGGTCAATCGAACCATCCTCTCTGTACATGCCCGGCATAGCCGCAGCTAAACCAGTCATAGCCTGTGACTCGCGTTCTGTTTTATTCGCAGCAATCTCATCCTGCTCCTTCACGCGCGCCCGATCTGCCTGTGCAGTCAAGATACGCTCACGCACCAGCTCGTCCTGCGGGTTCCCGTAAATGGCGGAAGATAGATTGTTCGCTATCTGGCCCATATAAGGGTTGTTGAAAAAGGTACTGTTTCTGCCGGGAGCAGCAGCGTAAGCACCGTATCCGGGTTTTTGTATAGTAGACATAATTAAGGCCCGTATCCGATTGGAGGAGTAGGTTTCGATTTAAGACCGGCCAGCATAGCTTGCCACCAAGGTGTGTTTCCGCCCAAAGCAGCTGGAGCCGCCATCACTGGCTGGTTCATCGTGGCGGACAGATTCGCTATTTCCGTGAGTCCTCCTACATCAACCGCTGTTGGATTAAGACTACCGGGCAAAGTAGAGGCATTGGCTGCTGCACCGGCCTGTGCGCCCGCATTAGCAGGGGCAGCCAGCGCAGCCGTACCAGTAACCATCGAGGCCATAGATAATAGATCAGCAGCTGTACCCCAGCCCTTACCCTTTTCTTGAGCGGCCATCAAATCAGCTTGCAGAATATTGTTATTACCCCGCATATTCATGTTGCCCTTGCGTATATCGTTCTGATTGATCTGCGCCTGGCGACCTTGAGCGCCCATAACCTGACCGACTGAACGCATGTTACCCATCGCATCAGCCATCTGCTGGGAATAACGCTTGGCACCCTGCTGCCGCCGATCTGAATAACTGGACCCTCCGGAATTAATAACAGCATCCGTAGACTTATTATTTGCAGTAGCAGCGGTATTCGCCTGGCCACCCACATCAGCCTCATACCTCTGGGCTTGCTTAAATATATCACCCAGCTCCTGACCCTTGCTCTCTATCTGGCCCGAACTATCCTCATACAGGGCTTTAGTCGCAGCGGCCCTTGCCTCGTTTTGATCGGCTTCCCTCTTGTTCGCATCCATGTTTCTACGCTGGGCGGAACTGGCGGCCTTATCTTTCTTTTTTTGCGACTGCTGATTCGCGGCCATTGATGCTGCCGCGAGAGCTATAGGTATCCAAACTGGGATGGCCATTTGTTTACTCCTAACTAATCGTTGTGCCGGATGATCCGGAGTTATTTTGAGGGAACAGCCCGGTGTTGTACTTCGATTGGCCCCGGCGCTCCAGATCGGCCTGTGTCGCTAAACCAAATGTCGCATCAGTAAACAGCTGGCCCAGAGGCTCATAAGGTGCCGGAGTGCCAACATAGTTTATTCTCGATGCCGCATCTGCCATCGCGCCCGTACTATCTGCCGTAGACTGAAGCTGGAGAATCACCGACTCCTGCGCATTCTGTACCTCAGATCGCTTTTGCTCTGCGGCACTGGTAGCCCGATCAGCAAGGTCAGATCGCTGAATATTCATCTGTTCTTCTAAGTCAGCAAACTTGTCCACGCCAGTAGAGCTGCGCTGTGTAGACTGACCCTGCGCATCGTTATATGTTCCAAAGCCATCGGCTGTTCTCCGGTAGATACCACCACCCTGACCTGAATCATTGAGGGCCGCACCTAACGCCTTATTCGCGTCCAGCTGCTTTTTCTCAAGCTGCGGTTGATAATAGGAGTTATAGTCGCTAGAGATTTTTTTGTAGAAATCCTCGCCAAACTCTGCGGCAAAAAGATTCCGAACATCAGTTGTCCCTTTCTCGATCTTCGCTCGCCGCGCCTTCTCAAGCTCCGCTTGCTCTCGCGCGTATCTGTCGCTTCCGCTACCACTACCCATTAATGCCTCCTAACCGGCATTGAACCGATCTTCTCTCTTTTCGTCCGATACCAAAATACTGGCATCCCGGTTATATGTTTCGATTTACGCATACGCCTGGCGAACTCTGCACCCGAACCCGGTTTTGCCACCATGTCCACACACCATAACGCAACACCGCTATCCCACTGATCCATTTCTAGCCACTCGCCAGCAAGGTAATGAGCTATTCCATCCTCATCGAGCATGGCCCATGTGCAGAAAGCTACTGGCTCAACGCCCTGTAAACCAAACGCCATCTGCTCATGTATTGCCGGATTAACAACCCAAGACTCAAAAGACTTGAGGCTGCGCCCATGCCAGTCCGGCTGACTCAGAGCAATATCCATTGCACATGAAATACACTGGTCAAAACCCAGCATTGACGCATGTACAAGGTTCAACCCGGCTGCTCCCCATCTGTGTAATGGAAAGCCAGATTTCCGATCTTTGCAGGGCCATCGCCTTTGTGCTTCAACCGGAAACTCACATGAGTACCGTATCCTTGCAGGAATACACGCTGCTGGCGGTAGGTAGTCCCGCCAATAGACGTAGCTACTTTCTCCAATAAATCTTCATCAGAATAATCCAGACCCATTTCTAATTCCCAGCTATTTAGCAACGCCACATCAACGCCCACAAAGTTTTTCTGTGTGGCTGGCTTACCGGCTGACAGATACGGTATTTGAACCTCTACCTCCATATCAGAATCGTAATCGTCTGCTGCTCCCTCGACAGGATACTTCCCGTAGACATAAAGATTTCTGCGATCCCGACAGTACATGCGAGCAGAGTCAGTAACCAAGTCTTCGCAGAAAAACGGAACGTCCCAGATAGACCATGCGGCAATCTTTGTGTTTGCGTAAAAACTAAAGACAAACATTTTATTGCCCATCGACAAAATGAAGCGCCCATCAGAAGGCTCTATAACGCCATCTGTGAACTCCAATAGAAACCCAATGTCAGTAATTGCGTCCCGCACCAAATCGTCTACAGGGTTGCCTACATCGCTGGCAAATCCCTCTCCTGATAACTCCCGCGACTGAACCGACCTGATGCCAGTCTGGTCAAGGTAAAAAATATCTGTGTTGCCAAATTCAACAACTGATTTGGGCGCGTATGTCCCAGTATTATGCAGAACGCTTCGTAGGCTGTTGCGATCCGGGTCACTATAAACGTCCCAGATATATATAGCCTTGGAGGCGAATACCGCCAAGCTGCTCTGGAATACGCCCAATGAGGTGAGGTTGGCTGCGTTCCTGCCACCCTCGGTTGAATGGTCCCTGTACCACGCACCATCAGATTCTGGCGCCCATTCTGCCGGGTTGCCTATCGCGCTGGACCGGAGCATTCCGTTATACCCGCCCACTGTATACATTTTGTTTTTATACTGGAGCGCGTTTATTCCGGGGGTCCATGCGTCATTGTCTGGCAGAGCCTTAACCAATCTTTGTGGCTGGCCACCATCAGGATTTTCTGGCCGCTCCCCTCCGCGAGTTACGCCGCCACCAAATGATGCCGGATTAGGTATCACATTCCACAGGCCATCGTTGTCGGAACCCACCGAAAGCTGAAAACCATTGAACCCTGCGCCTGGCTCTGCAAATGCGATGAATATCTTTCCTCTATCTGACTTCGCGTGAAAATTAGAACTCCCGGTTGGCGGACTAAATGCGTTTATAGCATCAGCTATTTTCTTGGTCGCCATTGCTGGTGTATCGGTAGGCAGCAGAATAAGCTCTTGTACCGGATCGGCAGTCAGGTCTTCCCTGTAAATAACGTGCGTGAATATCTCTTGGAATTCCCCAGTCCCGCCATACGCTCGGACCGCCATAATGGCCTTGACTCTAGTGTCTGACTGGCCTTCCGCGTCTTCTGTCGATTTAACAAGCCGGGTTTCCGCGAATGATCGACCACCACCTACTGGATAAATATCCGGCTCTGGTACTGGGTCTTCGTCAGGATTGTCTGTGTTTATATCTATAATCGGCCCTGCTTCCTGCACCAGAACCATTTCTAAATTGTCTACGTTCGGACCTTCCTCGCCGTAGAAACACTGAACGCTGCCACTTTGAAACTGAGCAACCAGAAATAGCTTGTTTTGGAAATAGCGCACAGCCCTGACAAAAACCATTGGATCATCATCAGGCTCCCATGTAGGCGGGTCTTCCTCGTTTTGTGGAGGAACCATTACATGGTGACGCGCTAAGTGATACGCCACCCCCGGAGCAGTGCCAACGCCAGGCGTACTACCAAACACATGGTAGGTGCCGCCCTGTATTGGGGTTTGCGAAATAGATGGATCGTCTGACTCAGGTATGTACTCAGCAATAGCCTCAACAAATAAGCCGAATGACTGTTCAGGAAGACTACGAATTTTATTGAAAGACTTCCTTTTTTCGATTTCACCCCCGCGAGTAATCACCATGTTCCTGCCGCGAATCAATGATCCCGGCTCGGTGGTTTCAATCATCCTGCGGGTATCTAAACCGTGGACGAAATCTTTAACGAGGTAATAAGCCATTAGGCAATTCCAGCTGCTTCAAGCTGCTCTATGCGAGCCGTTAGGTTTTCAATAACTTCCTGCTGCTGCTGGAGCGCCTTCACTAGAATTGGATTCAGGTTGTCACTCCTAAGCGTCAGCCACTCCATCGTGTCAGAGACAAGGTGTTCTGAAATCTCCTGCTGCTCTTGGGCAATAAAACCTATGTCCTTCATCCCCGGCATCATGGTCTTATCGTTCCATGTGAACTCCACAGGACGCATCTGCATAATGGTTTCAATACCCATCACGCCATCCACAATGTCTTTCTTCAAGCGCCTATCAGATGAGGAGTATCCAATAACACTAAATGCGTTGACGAGCGTAGGCCCAGCACCCGCTTGCATACCACTGTTGGTGATGTTCTTTTGGAACTCAGTAGTCTGGCTGAACGTCTTTGTGCCAGTAAAGGTCTGTGTACCGCTGGTGCGGATTACGGTACTGTCTACAGTGAGAGTGCGATTAGCGGAGAGATTGCCGCCACCACTCAAACCATCACCTGTGGCTACGCTGCGTGAAGTGCGAACTACCGAACTATCCACAGCGAAACTGCGGTTAGCTGTCAGGTTGCCACCACCGGACAGACCATCACCCGCTGTGAGTGTTCTACTCGTAGGAACGCCGCCAATATCAGACGCGCTTACTGTGGCCTGTTCGATGATTCCAAGATCACCAACCTGCAACAAGCGACCTTTCGTGGTGAACTGGACGGAGCCGAAACTACCCGTAGTAGCGGCAAACCCTGTCGCTGTAAGCGCCCCTGATGTGGTCTGGTCGCCGACGTTGGTACGCAGTACCGTGCTATCCACGCTGAGTGTGCGGTTAGCTGAAAGGTTGCCACCGCCACTCAAGCCAGTGCCTGATGAGATTGTTCTGCTAGTGGGAACACCATCAAGGTCAGCCGCCGTTACAGTAGCCTGTTCGATAATCCCCAAGTCGCCTACCTGTAGCAATCGACCCTTGTTCGCAAACAAAGTAGAACCAAAGCTACCGCCTACGGCAGCATATCCCGCAGCGGTTAAGCTACCTGATGTGGTCTGGTTGCCGCTGGTACGCAGTACCGTGTCATCAACGGAAAGACTGCGGTTCTGTGAAAGATTACCGCCACCACTCAAACCTGAGTTTGCGCCTGTTGTCGAGATTGTTCTGCTAGTGGGAACAAAATCTCCTGTTGTTTTAGATGATTGAGTTACAATCCCGAAATTACCGACTTCTAACAATCGGCCATTATCCGTTAGGTTAGCCGCACCCACTCCACCGTCTGTAGCAAACAGTCCAGCAGCAGTCAGGGTGCGCTCTATCTGTACGTCACCGTCTGCATCTTCAAATACCACCTTGTTTGCCGCATATGATGCTGGCTCGATAATTCCAAATGCGCCGACCTGTAACGCCTGGCCTGCTGGTGTGAGGTTAGCCGCACCTACCCCGCCGCTAGTGGCAAACAATCCCGCAGCAGATAGCGTCCTTGGTATCACCACATCGCCATCTTCATCCTTGGTGATAATATCGGCAGCATCAAAAGTTGACTGCTGGAGAATGCCAAATGGCCCGACCTCAATATTGCGCCCTGTGTCTGTAAAGACCATAGAGCCGATACCTGCCGTGGAAATAATTCCGTCTGCAACAATCTCACCGTTTACCGTGACCTTCGTATCGGCCTCGTCTACTTGCATCAGGCTGGTGGCTACCCAAAGATCATTCCCTGCACAGACCAGAGTATCTTTGACACTGCCTACAGGTAGCGGGCCATCGCCACCGCCGCCCGTTAGATCATCGGCAGAGAAGGCCGACTGCGTGATGATTCCGTAATCACCGACCTCAAGCAGCTTACCTTTGGTTGGCAAGTTAGCCGCACCTACGCCCCCCCCAGTGGCAAACAACCCCTCGGCAGATAGGGTTCGTGTTATCTGTACATCACCTTCTTCATCCTCTACGACTACTTTGTCTGCGTCATACTCGGATGGCACGATAATCCCAAAGTCACCGACTTCTAACGATCGACCTACAGGGTTCAGGTTTACTGCACCCAGACCCCCTTCAGTAGCAACGACCCCTGCGGCAGTTAATGTTCTGGGGACTGTAAAGTCTCCGTCAGGCTCAAAGGCGAAATTGCTTTGATTGCCATCTACATCAATGGTCGCAACATACATTCCAGAGCTTGCGCCTGTTGCTGCAAACGTAATGGCGTTGCCACCAAAAAGGTTAGAGATTTGTGTCAGCTTCCAATCTTTTGTGCCATCAGTTGAAAAACGCAGCTCTCCTGTAATTGGCGAACTTAACTCAGTGCCACCTAAAGGAACATAATCGCCACAATCTCCGCCACCGCCACTACCGCCACCGCCGCCAAGGCTGGTAACACTTGTGACTTCACGCGGCCTAAAGCCATTTACATCATCATCGCAGCCCATTGAAAAGCTTGTGAACTTATCTTTGTTACTATTCTGATTCTGTAACCGGGACAGGAGGGCTGTAGCTTGCTGGAGCTTTAATGCTGCGTCAGACTGGTTCTGGCGGGCCTGTATTTCTGATGCCGCCATAAGGACGATCAAAGTGCCATCCAGCTCACACTTGTCGTTACCGTCTTTGAATTGCTTGAGTTTGCGGAAACCAGTAAGACGCACCTGGCCATCGTTATTGTTAGATGATCGCGATGGGACCGGCCACAACTCGATAAGACCAATATCATCAACAACACCGGTATCTTCTGCAACGTCCCAAGCAACCAAGGGCCACGATCTTGCATCGCGGTCAGAGTCATATGTGGAGTATTGGCGCTCATCAATGCCGTGCGAAAGACAGTGCCAGGCGCTGCCATACTTAAAACTTACATCAATGATTCTTTCGTAAGCCAGATCGTTAGGTACTGAATAGTACCGCTGGCCTTTCTCGATTAGCAGATCACGACTGACCTTGAACCAAGGCCAATCGTATTCTTCCCATAGCCGCTCTTGCGTCCGCTTTAGGACTTGAACGAGATAATCCCGGCCATTTATAGATACAGCCGGATTGGTAGAGTGACCGACTTCAGCCCGTAACTGCTCTACCAGATCGTCTAAACGTACACCGCGCATGGGTCTTCCTCACAGGGCGGCCCCAACCTCTAGGTCTTCATCACCATCATCATCAGACTCTGGCTCTACCTTTGGGGTTCTGACCTTTCTTGTCTTTGCTACCTGTTCATCTTCAAGCTGATCGGCCATGTCATGTTGGGCCGTTGCAGCTGGGGCGAACAAAGCAGAATTCAAATTCAGCCTACGCACGTCTTTTGGAAACTCACCGCCACTATCTCGCCAAATGTCATTTACCAGCTTCTGGTGCTTAGGGTAATGGCGCATAAGGCGCTCCCTTTCATCCAGCTGATTAATGCGGGGATTTCCAGTAACCTCAATATTCTGAACTGCGGCCTCGCCATGTATCGCTCGGAGCAATACCAGCTCTGGTACAGTTACTTTGGACCGGGGATGCTTGTTTTGCAGATCACCACCGATAGCTACAAGGCAATTAATTGTGTGCATAGATTCTCTCTCTTAATTGAAAAGCAGGGGCGTTGCCGCCCCCGCAATGGTTCCAACTAAGACAATCTAATCGCTTATGCGATTTCGTAAAGGCCGTGACAGTTAAGCTGATCTGCGCACATTTGACCGGTATAGGTCTTTGCTTTGAAGATCGCGTAAATGTCATGTGGCCGCGCGGGATTGTGATCCTTGCCCCACTCCTGATCCATCGCATACATATACAGTCTGCGCGTATCAAGAACGTAGCAACGCTTCTCAAACCCTAGATCGTCCATTGTTGGGTCATACTGGAAAGTAATTCCGTTGTAACTTACATCAGCGATGCTAATGTCAGTCGCATTAGACTGCTTCCAGCCTCGGTCTGTGTAGTAGCCCTTTTCACGGAGCTGCACAATCAGCGCATCAAGGAAGTCTGATCCAGCCAAAACTAGGTTTGGCTTGCCACCAAAGCGGCGCAGCTGTCGCCACTCGCTATGGAAGACTTCTGGGATTTGCTCAGAGGCAGTCGCTATTGACTTGTAACGGTTTCTCCACCAAGGCATTGTCGCGCGATCAAGACCGCCAGTAACGCCAACAGCGGGAGTATCAGTCACAAAATACTGAACGCCCAAGAAACCCAGAGGATCGGTGGTGCCATCACCCCAGAGCATATCGTTCATCTGCTTGGAGATAATCTCCGAAAATGTTTCGATCTTGTCCTGCATGATGTTAGTGATCGCAGTCACTTCACGCTTACTGTGATTGCTGGTCCCTTTGCCCATCGCTGAATCAACAACGGTAATACCGTCAATTTTCAGCTCAGTCAGAGTGCAGTTCCAACCAGTGTGAACCTCACGCCAAGGGAACTTAGCGCGCTCGATCCCGGCGATGTTGCCATACGCAACGGTATCGTCATGGGTGTAACCGCTCAGATCACCGGGGTTAGTCGCCTGGCCACCTTCAAACTCGTACTTACCTTTGACAGGACGAGTAATGTCGCCTTTGCCGCCGGGGAAGTTCTTACGACCCGCTTCCATTAACTTCAATAGAGGCTTGTCTTGGATGGATTGTGGCAAGGGTTGCCCCTTGAAATGAAAATCTAACGCAGCATTTGCAATGCTGGATAATTCGCCCGTTGTAAAAGCCATGATATTTAATCCTCAGATACGTTGCCCAGTGCGCCGGAGATTGCTTCAAACATTGACCCCGGATTAGCCGCTGCTGGACGGTTATTACCTCGCCCTGAGAGTGTTCTGGTCGGTCTTGGTGTTGGCTTGAACGCGGATAGTCTCTCTGAGACATTTTGGTGCGCTGCTTTAGCCAATGCCACGGCCTCCTCGGTTGATTCCGGCATACCACCGGCTGCCACCAAGGCAGTTAACTCCCGTTTGACGAACTCATGTTTCTCTGGGGAGTAGTCTGGGTCGCTAGATTGAACGCTTTGCTGGAAAGCATTCACCGCGTTAACGATATTCTGCTGCTGGTGCGCTGATTCATTAACTCTGCGTTGCTCTGCCTCGGCTTCCGCCTGGCGTTGCTGTCGCTCTAAATCAGCTCTGGACTTGGACAGCTCTCTCGCTGATTCCTCATCCATATAGCCATCGTCAACTTTCTGCTGCAAATCCGAATTCAGAGTATGTCCGGTGCGTTGAGACATATCCGACATGAACTCCGCGAGGAGCTGCTGCGCCTTTTCGGGTTCCGTTGCCAGCATTACCGGCATTGAAAACCAATTTACAATCTGGTCTTGACTTAGACCCGCTTGCTTGGCGTGAGCTTCAATGTTGGATAGGTTATCTCTAACCCCAATCAGTTCACTGTTTTCGGTACGCAACTGCTTCCGCTCATGGATAAGCTCTTGAAAACGCTCGATTTTACCCAGAGGAACTTCATTGTCACGCATCATCTGGATGAAGGCTTCGTCCTCATCCACTTCTGCAACAGGCGGCTCATCATTTAATTCGCCAGTCTGCTCCACACTTTCCGGTGACGGATCGGGAGCTTCATTAGAAGGATCGTATTCTTGCTCTGAAAAGTCTTCGTCCTCAACCGGACTACCGACAACAGAGAGAATTGCATCCTCCATAGTCTGCTCTACGTCTGAGCTGGACGATGGCTCGTTAACGTCCTGAGAATCGGGGCTGGTAGACGATTCCAGCTCCTCTGCCATTTCTGACATATTTACGTCCTCTTATAATCTGTTGATAGTCTAAGACTATTAAGTCTACATGTCCACACAAGCGACACGCCTATATTCATACACCGGGCCTTTGTAGCTCCATGCGTATTTTGATGTTTTACCCGGCTTATAGGATTCATGCTTTACCCTACGCATGACCCGGCCCTTTTCTTTGAGACTCTGAATTCTGCGGCGGAGCTTATGAAAGGTTAATTCATTAAAAGTAGTGGCCACCCAAATCTCCCGACTGGTCAGCCACTCAGGATTCTCATCCATCCAATCCCATAGCTCGTTAGGGGTCATACAGCAGCCATCGCCTGGCGATCACGATTACCCTGCGGCCCAGCACCCTGACTCGGCTCCGCTGGTTGCGCGGCATTGTTAGCGCCCGCACCACCCTGCGCATTCGGGTCTTGCTCTGCTCCGGTTGCTTGCGTTTGATTATTCATCGTCATTATCGAGGGCAGATTCCCGGCAATCGCCTCCGACAGGTCTATAGAATCATCCACGGCCTCGATGAGCAGCTTGGCCAGCCACTCAGGAGATACGCCTGGCACCTGAATCAGGAAAGGAACCAACTGCTGGAGTGCTTGCTGGCGCTGCGCCCGATTCGGCCTACCGTTACTACCGGCAACCACATCAAGATAAATTTCCTTCTGAATGTTTTCCTGTGACATATCTGGCCAAATAGCTCCTTGGCCGATCAACTCACGCACAGTCTCTTTGGATAGTTCCGCCAGCATCACCTGACCAGCATCTCTGGCTATATCTGTGAGGAAATCATTTAACTCGTCTATTTCCGCCTCTAGCGCACCGGTACGGTTCGCCTCCGCAATACTGGATTCGGTAGCAGTAGCCCCAGAGGTAGTTCCAAACGTAGACTCGTTAGCGCCTACCGCCAGAAACACATCATTCATCAACTGGCTTGTGTCATACAGGTTTGGGTCCACTCCGATCTTTGGTAGAGCTTGCAACATATCCGCAACCTTTTGGCCCGGAACAAGACCGTCAATCTCAATAACGGCATTCGATGGGTGGCTACCAAGGTTTGCTTTGTCCTCAATGCTCATAGAGCCGCGTGGAGTCGCATAGCCGGGCCTGTTAGCCATCCTATGCTCACGCATGGACTCGCGAGTACGGTTCATCTCCATCTGCTGATCGGCCATTAGACGAACGTCAGAGGGCGGGAACAGCTTCTTAGAATGCTCAAGCTGGTTGTAACACAGCGCGTATACCGGAAAGAATCGCTCTAACGTAACATCAGGAGCCTCTGGTTCCTCAAGAAAATCACGATACCCATCGACCATTGTGTATTTCAGGCCACTAGGCTTGTGATAGAAAACCCACACACAGGCCATATTTGACTGCTCATCCGCTAAGTCATTACGGGGGTTCCTGTTGTACTCATCACCAGTAGTCGAATACTGGTTGTACGTTTGGTTCCCTTCCATGCCTATATCAATATTGAAAAACTCTTTAATCTCATTTGGAGTCATAAACAGTTCTTCGGTCAACCAGTCAGCACCCATCCATCCAGTAAGACAAGTACAGCGCGGATCGGGGATGATGCTTGTTGAACTTGGAAAATCAAACACCAAACCCTCGCGCAGAATGATTTCCTTTTCCTGCTCCATCTGCGCCATCGCCAGCTTTAGCTCCTCGGCCTCCGCACTATCCGGCGTTACAGAATTTTCATCATTCTCCAAATCACCTTGCAGCCGCTCGATATGCGCCAGGCGCGTAGCAAAATCCTGAATCTTGGCCCGGTTATCAGGAGACAGGTCCATTTCTCGCTGAAAACCTATCTTGATGTAACCAACAGAAGTTTGAACCGCCGAACGAACACATTTCTTCATTTGTGCCTTGAAGCTAGGCTGTTGCTCGTCTGTGTAGTAGCGATAGAGCTTTTCCATCGACTCTCCAACCCGGTCCATCATCCGGCTCTTGGCGTTACCCTCTTGAATATCTTGCATCAGGGCCATCGCTTCTTCCGGCAGGGGCATTTTAGCTTCCTGCGCCATCTGGATTTGCGCCTGTGCCATCTGGATGGACTGCGAATCGCCATCCCACATCTTGTAAACCATCCGGTGTTTGCGCTTGGCAATCGCCCTTGGGTTCTTCGCATAGAGCGCCGCCACTTTCTGACGCACAAATCGCTGCGTAATGTTCACCGTATAACACGACTTTTTCCAGTTACGGGTCCGGCCAGTCATGGCCATTTCCATATCTTCCAGCATCTGGTCAAAATCTGTTTTGAAATGCTTTTTAGCTTGCCGGACTTTACCCTGCATACTTTCGCACAACGCCTGGCGGGCTTCCGGTGTTTCTAAATCTGCTGCCTTTACATACATAACTACCACCCGCTTCCTATTTCTTGTTTAGCCATCTTTTCCTGATGCTTCACTTCTTCTTTAAACCAGCCCCAAGTGTGCCGCGTAATTTCTTTTTCGGGCTTGATGATATGAGCTGCGTACATTTGCTGAACCTTCATTCCAAGCCAACTTGCCGCGTCCACGAAATCATCAAACGTCCCATGCGGGAATTTTAATATCTCGTCCTCGGCCGCAAGCCTCCACCAGCTCCTGCGAGGCCACCAGACCCTGCGATCCGCCATAAGACCCTGCAACGATCTGGCCCGCGTTTCTTTGTCCTTGGAGGCGTGAACCTCCTCGATCACTGTGTTTACACCTTCTTCCATCTTCCGCTTGCGCAGAAACGGACCTAGCGCCTGACCCATGTGCTGTTTCTCCGCCCACCAATACTGGGGCTTCCACTTGCGCATCAGGCCAATCATCTTTTCAACTTGCTGCTGGGCATCTATTCGCTCCCAGACACAATCTAAAATATAAATATCGCCATTCTTATCCACCCCCGCGACAACCATAGCGGTCTTATCGTTCCGCTCCCCTGTCGCTACCGCGTGATCGGATGCTGCATAAATACGCATATCATCGTTCTTAGGCGGATCGTCATAGTATTGAAACCATGCCTTCCTGAAATAGGTGCCTTCTTCCGGCGAGGGCCGCTGCTGATACAGAGCCTCAAAACCCCTCGGATTCAACCGCCGCTGGGCCTCACCAAATTCCTCACTGAATCGCTCCGGCCACAACACTTCGCCTGGCTTACGTTTTAACGGATCGTTCTCCAGCGCGAAAAACGGAAAATTAATAATCTTCCACTTCTTCGCTTCTTCCTCATCGTAATGAGGATTCTGCGGGTCCGTCAGCCGACCAACAATATCGTCCTCATGCCAGCGAGTTAACGTGATAATCACAGACGCACCAACAGACATTTGCCGCGTCATAAATACCTTGGTAAACCACTCCCACGCCTTATCTCTAATCGTGTTCGACTCAGCCTCATCGGAATCCTTAAACGGATCATCAATGACACCCTTGTGAAATCCTCGGCCGGTCAACGATCCGCCTCGACCCACAAACACCGCTGTACCACCTTCCTTACTCACCAAGCGACCCGCACTAGCCGATCCTTTGCGCAATTCAAACTCAGGAAATATTGAGCCGAATGCTGGCGACTGAATCATGTTTCTGACCTCTCGGCCAAAGTCACCCGCAAAATCCTCGTTGTATGTTGCAAACGCTACTGACTCATACGGATTGCGACCCATTAGCCAGGCGAGAAATATTTTACTAACCAGCTGACTTTTCCCATGCCTCGGCGGCATCGTTACAATCAGCCTTGGGTATTCACCCTTATCAACCTTATCCAACGCATACGCCATAACCTCATGGTGCTTTGCCACCATGTACTGTGACTTGTTTGGATCATCCGGATCGTCCGGATGCGGCATCATCAATTTTGCAAAACGCAGCAAATCACTCTGCGCCTCCTTGTACGCTGCTACACGCTCAAGAAGACGCAGGTAATCCAGAACCTCTTTTTGATCCGCCGTTTCGCCTGGCGTTTCAATTTTGGTACGGATCGTGACCTGCTTGGGTTTTGCTTTTGCCATGCCTAGTCAGCCTTTGTCTTTGTCTTTGTCTTTTTCACTAACACCTCTGGCTCTGGCTCTGGCTCTGAATAAGGCGGCGTTGAAATATCAACAACACCATTGGGCAGAGCAACCGCGCCCGTAGAATCCCTACCTACCTCGCCATTACCTCCAGCAGGAATCGCACTATATGCAACGTCTGCCAGTTCCGTTGTTAAAGGTCTGTCCGCATCAGCCATATGTCCGGGGACGATAGTTGCTGGGGCAAGGACATTTTTCGCTTGGTCAATCATGGCTTTCACCTTTCGTTAGTTGTACTACCAATCCCAGTCATAGGGTTCGTTATCAATCGGCGGCTCCATCGCGGCCCTCCGATAAATCATTTTCACAGCGCGCGAAAAAACACGCGATGATTGTCATCCTTGAATCTTCTTCTTCGTCTTCGGGCATGGGGTAGGAAACACAAGCGGATAACATTCCGCACACCAGTAGCCCGATTGCCCATGCGTATATATTTGCTGACCCTTTACTTCGTTGCATCGGTTGCATCTAGATGGGGTCTCCCGGCCCGAGTCTAAGTTCATCGTCATCCTCTATGATCGGCGTGATCTCCACTGTAGGCGTGATCTCCACTATAGGAGTTATCTCAACCACTGGAACAACCTCCACAACGGGCTGGACTATCGGTTGTAACGAAACCGACAAATCGTTAATTAATTCATTAGTATCTAGCGTCACATTTTCAATCACACTAAACCCACCAGCAGCTACATCGCTAACAAGCCCCAATGACGTTTCAACAATACCAAGTGCTTGCGTTGTACCCGCATTGCCTCGCGTTGCCACTGCGTTGATGGTCGATGCGTTTAAACGTGCAGAATTGGTCTGGATGTCTCTATTAGCCGCAATGCTTATCCTACTGGTCTGTGCCTGAGAATCTGCAATGCTCTTGTTACTGTCGGCCTGTATCCACAGTGCCGCTATCCCTGCCACTGGAGCGGCCAATGCTCTGGTATACGACAGGGCTTCATCTTCAATGTACTGAGGCTGTAGAGTCTGCTCTCGCGTCAGTGCCAGCGCCATGACCGCCGCAACCGCTGCGCTTGAGTCGCCACCGTTGCTCCGAGCCATATTTGCCAATGCTGCATACTTAGCTTGCTGGGTTGCACTCTGGGCTTTCGCCGCTTCTGCAATGGCAAGGTAATAATCCGTTCTCGCCTGGCCCGCGCAACCCGTTAAGAAAACCACCAACAATAAAACTCGCATCATTTTTCTCCGTTAACCCAACCAAGGGAACGTATTTGTATTTCCCCATTTCACATTGACCGCACCATCTGTACCCTTGTAGACGTTTGTCACGCCAGTGCCGGGATTAGTCCCCGCACCACCACCCTTGCCATATGCACCGTTAGAGCCATTGCCCCCTTTTGTGGGTTCTGTGACTGTCTGATTGTTACTGGAAATCGGCGCACCCGCTGTCTTGGAACCTATACCAGCAGTACCTGTGGGGCCAGCGTAGTCAACACCCACGCCACCGCCCCTGCTACTAGAAAAGCCGCCCATAGTTGCTCCAACGGTTGGTACGGGAAGGTACGCAGGATTCTTAACACTACCACCGTCTATGAAGTAATACATTCCCGCAGCACCACCACCGCCACCAGCCCTACTAGCTGTAAGCCCATCACCCCCCTGTTGGGGTGGGAAGGTATTTATGCCAGTGCCGGGATTTACGCTGTTACCCCCGCGAGCACCATTGGACACCATAGATGCCGCACCGCCACCTCCACCAGCCATAGTGTAGGGGAACGTGTAATAGGCAACGTACTTCATCGCGCCACCAGTGCCGCCCATACCACCACGAAAGGCAGCGTCCCCGGCGTTAGCTGCACCGAGGCTTGCGGCAGTCTGAAGACCTGTTCTAGCGTTGCAGGTTGCGGTATTTTTAAAGTATGTCCCAACCTCCAAGCCCACATCCCCCTCGACTGTGACATTAACCGTTATCTGCTGCCCCGGTGTAACGGCAATATTATTCTTGTAAGCACACGCACCACCAGCGCCACCGCCTCTGGCTACGTCTACCACAGGTGCGCCTCGCCCACCGCCGCCTACGCAACACACATGAACCTTTGTTACACCCGCAGGAACCGTAAAAGTCCCAGAGGACTCAAATAACTGAGAACCCACGATGTCAGCAGACTTACCCGCAAAGTCCTTTAACTTAATCGCGCCAGAGGCAGGGACACCATCAGCCGCACCGTAATAATTCTTCAGCGCACGATTAGCCGCAGCACCTCCAAACTCCTGCTGGATAGAGAGCAGCGTAATGTTGGAAGTGGGGACTGCCATTAGCGTGAACGAGCCTCGCTAGGTGAGGGCGGTATCTGTGGCACAACATCGTTGCTCACCGTCACACTGACTTTCAAATCGCTTACCGAGATGCTGTGCTTGAAGTGCCACAAGGCTTTATGACTATCGCCATCGCTCTCCATCTCAATCCAGATGTTCTTTGTGTCCTCCAGCAAACTATCACTAACAGGCATGTACGCAGGTTCCGCTGCCAGCGTCATGTCGAGCGTTGTCTTGGAGGAAAACGCCTCTTGGGAAACAACGGGTTCGCCTTCCTCATTCGCAGTTGTCAGAGTGTAAGTGCCGCTGACAGTTATCTCGCTGCCCTTGTTAAACCCACCGTCT